GTGTTTTACCATCAGCACCCTTAACACCAGGAATACCTTGGTCACCTTTAGGACCTTGCAAGCCTTGTAAACCACGTTCGCCCTGCAATCCTCTGTCACCTTTAGGACCAGTTGGTCCTGTGTCGCCTTTATCACCTTTAACCCCTTGCTCCCCAATTTTAGAAACTGAGTATCCAGTTTCGCTAGTGTTATCGGTGTAGCTCCAGACTGTCTTAGTCCAGAGGTATTGCCCAGCTGGCACATTAGGCACTTGATTGTTCCAACCGTTGGTCGGTGGAACCGTCCCAGATACACCTATAGCGTAAGTAATTGAAGTGCTTCGAATACCGACACCATCTTTGCCCGGGATACCATCTGTACCACTGTTGCCATCTCTGGCGATGTAGACTTTTTGATAACCTGTTTCAGAGGTGTTATCGGTATAAGTCCAGACCGTTTTAGTCCAAAGCCATTGACCTTGAACTAATTTTGGAGGTGTTTGAGACCACGTCCCGGGCGTTATGCTATCTGATGCTGAAATTCCATAAAGAACCGTCGTGCCTCTTATCCCAACACCGTTTTTACCAGCGATGCCATCTCGTCCATCTCGACCGTTTAAGCCATCAGAGACACCGACAAATGTGATTTCATCGCTAGCAACTTCTTTCTCACCTACCCAAGCTGATACTGTAATTACAGTGGGTTTGGTAATCTTGCTTGCACTCACTGTGTAAGTCGGTCCAGCTCCAACAATAGAGCCATCAATTACAAATCGATAAGTTGCGTTAACTGTCTGATTTCCTCGTTTTAATGTCGGACGTAGTGTGGACTGCCCTGTATTGTTTTTAAAGATAACACCGTTATCCGTCGAAAAAAGGATGCTGTAAGGTCTACTGTTCTCAACCATCCGTTCGAAGACGGTTCTAAGGTCTCCCGACGTCCTATTTTCAAGCTCTTTGAAATTACCGAAAGTTGTTGTGTTATTTGCTGGATTGCTAAAACTAATCTTTTGCTCAATAGCACGAGCCCTTACGTCGAGCGACGGGACAAAGCCCTTGTCGTGAATTGTGATAGTATCCCCTATCTCGACATCAACGAACCCATCGACTTCGTAAGTGATAGCTGGATAGGCATTTTTTCGCAAATTCGCAATTCCTGCGGCACGGATAACTTTTGGATCATCACTGTCAACTTCTAGGTCTTTTCGAATCCACTTATTTTCTTGAGTCGAGGCACCAAAGGTTGAAGGATACAAGTTGGCTGCATGAGGCGCATAGAGACAATTCCCCTCTTGCTTGAAGATAACAATCCCTTTATCGTTCTTCTCTTCCCAAGCCGGGAGACCACCAATATAGACTCGCACTTCAGGGCCGTTCTCGGGTTGCTCTTTTGCCTTCCCGTACGGGACAATCATTGTATAGATTTCGGTCTTATCAACTTTTCTCGTCATCGATTTGATGTTCTTTTCAAACGTCAGACGGATATCGCTACGAATTCGACCTACGCCAGTGTGTGAATCGTCCGCTTGATGGTAAACGTTCAGGACAAGTTGCTTAATGGAGCTGTCGTCATTAAGCCTAGTCACAAATTCAACTTCAGCATTAAATTTATTAGCTAAGCTCAGCAACCTTGCCAGTTTCGTGTCTTGTCCTTCCCATTCAAGCGTTTTTTTCTGGTCAGAAACCTCATTAACACCGAGCGTAACCATTGCAAACTGAGGAATATCAAACGCATTAAGGTATTCTGCAAACGACATAGCTTTATCAGCCTTGTAAGCATTCGTGTATTCGTTTATCAACTCAAGGTTCAGGTTCTCGCAATAGCATCTTACCCATCGCTCGTTTTCTTCGACCTTCATAATGTTAAACAAGTACGTTTGATCATTATGTTTGAACGAAATGAAAGAGCGCTCGTTCAGCTGATTGTAAAGCGGTTGGTTTGCTGCATCGCTCAACAATTCCTTTTTCGAAACGGTGAACTCGAACGTGCTAGATGCCGTCTCAAGATTGCGTGTCCAAGTATCGTCATAGAAATTTAACGTTTCTTGTTTTTCGTTATCGATAAAGCCAATCTTTTGTAAATTAGCATCATGAATCGTTAATAACATTACAAATACCTTTCTTCAAATTTAACGGACACAGAGGGCTTACTCGTGACCCACCTTGAGCAATAAACTTCGAGTTGAGACTTACCAGGAGGAATTGTGATGAAGTCAGAGCCTTGCACAACATCAACGATTTTTGAAATATTATCTACAAGTACAGTGTCGTTCTCGCTGTTTATCACAACTTCTCCACCGGCACGGTATCGATTGGGAACTTTGCGGACCCCTACAACATAGTCTTTCCGATAAATGAAATCATCTAAGTACATGTGGCTCACTTGCGGTGCGTTTCCAATTTTGCTGAAGATGATGTGGATTTTATCCGATTTCTTGCCTTTGATTTCAGGGATAGTATATCTAGGGTAAGACCCCCACCAATAAAATTGGACGACATCGTCAAACCTTTGGATGTCTGACCATCCTCGAGGTTCGTTAAATGGATTGTGCTCTTCTATGTGTGTACCTAGAAACTGCTTTCTGTCAACAAAACGGTAGCCACCCCCGCCATCGCTGGCTAAAAAGTTGTATTCACAACCTAGACCGCTACCACGTTTGTAAGTTTCGACACCATACAAAAAAGTGCCGCTTGCATCTGTGACACTAATTTTTAAGTAACCCATCTGATCTGCAGAGCCTAGCCAAAAAATTTGCCTCCACCAGAAGTATTCGTACAGAGCACCTTTTACACCGCTGGAATCCCTTGGGATATCAAATGTAACTGATGCTGTCTGGCCACTCTGCAACGCAATGTGAGGGCGACCCCAAGCGTTGTCGATGTAGAGGGTTCCGTTCGGTCTGGTATCGTTGCTATCGTTTGTGATACCAACGTTTTTCAACCCTTGCGACAATCCGTTAGGGATTCTGTGCTGTCCGTTGGATGAAGCGTAATCAAACAGCACCTCTGATTGTTTGTAAGTTTCTGTATCTCCTTTTTGCCTGTCACCAAGCTCTAAAATACCGCTACTGTTAACCAATCCGATATAGCCATTCTCACTATTGTGCTTCACTGTAATTATCGGATGCGCATCAACTGATCCGTCGTTGACAAGGTCAAATACCAGTTTGCCATTTTCTGTTTTAGGGGTTTCGAAACTTCGATATGTAGTTGAGTGTGCGACTCCGTCAGGGACCATGAATTCAATTTCAGCTTGGTCATACCAGTCGGAAATACCCTTTAAATTGATATCTCCCTTGACTATGGCCAGATAGTATCTGTCTGGCTCATCTGGCAATCTCAACTTAACAGGTTTGTCAGAGTGCAACACTCTAGCTGCTTGTTCTCTTACACGATAAAACATGCCGTTATCAACTTTGGCTGGCTCGTTCGGGTCTACGAAAGCAATGTCTTCAAGATGTCTTGTCGCTAAACTAACAGTAAGTTTGATTTTTTTTGCGCCAAACGCAACCTGTTGAATGTTGACCCCGATTTTAGGGGCTGAATCCGTCGTTATATTGCGTTCATTCCCGATTTCGTGCGACACTTTGATTAATTTAAAGTAATCGTTCAAATCGTATCCATTAAATTGAAACACAGCCATTATTTAATACCTCTCATGCGTTTGTAAGTGAAATCTTTGTCTTTTTGGTATGAAGTCAAATCGTCGCCGGTTGCATACGCAAATTCTCGACCATCTACACTTAATGAGATAGGACGACCGATTAGTTCAGTGATAATATCCATTGCTTGCTCAAGACGATCCATTCTACTATCATCTCGAACTGACAAATCAACGCTACCACGAATTAACCCACCACCAAAACCATCAAACAAGTCGTTGTCTTCGAATAGATCTCTAGAATCTATTGCGTACTCACTAGCCACATCGATCATTTCTTTAATCGAATCTTTGACAAATTTCACGCTTCTATCAATACCGACAGCCATACCTTGGCCAATGTAGATACCGACTTCATCACGAAATAGTCGTGATGGTGAATGGATTCTAGCTTTCGCTTGTGCCGCACGCTCTGCTTGAGCCACAAGGGCGTTAGCAGCAGCCGTTACCGCACCAAGAGCAGACATCATACCTGCAGCCAAACCTTGACCAATCATCGCCCCTGCCGCTCGCATAGCTCCTACACCAGCCATCGCACGGGCTTGTGCCGCATTAACTAATGCCCCCATCGCTGAGGATACAGCACCAATTGCCGATTGGATTCCTTGAGCAATAGCTTGTCCAGTTTGTTGACCTGCTTGTTGCCCCATCTGGATCATTCTTTGACCATTCGATTGAACAGCTTGCGCCATTCTTTGCATTGCTGATTGCACTTGTGCCGCCGCGTTATTCATCGCTACACCAATCAATGGCGCTAACGTTCCAATTTGCATAATGGCAGTCGTAGCCATAGTGGCACTTGACGCAACCAAGCTGAACTGCGCTGGAATTAGAGCAATCGAAGCTGTCAACTGCATAACACTCGCAATTACCATAGTAAATTGACTACTAATTAGTGCCACTGTAGCACCAACAGCAGTGAGACTTGCGTTCATTGCAGTGAATTGTGTAGTCACCGCTTGAATAGATGCCCCAACCATTGTTAATTGGCTATTGAGCATAGACAAAATTGTCCCAAGCGCTGTGAATTGTGCCCCAAACATTGTCACACCCGATGCAGCTACCAAGAGTTGACTGTTGATTGTAGACAATGCAGTTGTGAATGTCGTAAATTGGCTATTAAGCATAGTCAAAGAGGTACCAATCATAGTGAATTGAGTGCCTACGAGGGTTAGGCTAGTACCTAACATAGTCGTACTTGATGCCATTGTAGACATGCCAGTAGTGATCATGGTTAATTGACTAGCGAGATTAGTTAGACTAGCAGTCAATGTAGTCATACTTGCGTTAACTGAAGTCATGCTAGAAGTCAGCGACGTTGAAACTGCACTAAATTGAGTCAATCCAGTAGCAGCTTGCGCCAACGCTGGCGCAAGTGTCATGATTTGTGTTCTGAAGGCTGTGATAGGCCCCACAATTGCAGTTAGACCGCTGAGCGATTGACTAGCTTGACTAGAGAACGTACTAAACGCTGTTCCTGCTGTGGTCAATAGCGATTGTAGATTAGTGAACGACGATTGAATACTTGTAATCGTGCTTGAGAAATGACTTAAACCTGCAACAG